GCTACCGGTATTAACTACACGTATTGGAATGTAGATGAATTCCGCGGCTTTTACAGGAGCAATAGCAACGTCCACGTACAACTCGTTTCTATCGATTCGAGCTGGTGTGTTGTTTGTTTCGTCGCAAACAACCAAGAAGTCGTACAATGCTCGCTTACTGATCATATCAGTTAAGAAGTCATCAAAACGATTCTTAACAGATGCACGTGTCTGCTTGTCGTTTGGTTCAAAGATGAACGGACGAGCTAGTGGCTCAAAACGTTCACGCAAGTAGCAAACCAAACGTGCTACGTTAACACGATCAAGTGCGCTATCATATGGATGCAATGTCTTCTGACCAAACACAAACAAGCCCTGTCCTGGGAAGTTTGTCATTGGATTGATACGCTTGTAGTACAATGCATCGCGCATGCCTTGGCTCAATGCCAATGGTACGAATTCGCTTTCGCCATTGACATAACCAAAGTTTGTTACGTTACTTACTGCGCCACGCTGTAGACCAGCTGGAGCAAACCATGGATAAGCTACCTGGTCGTTGTAGGCATAAGTGCGCAGTACTGCATGGCTAGCAGGAACAACAACATCATTACCGTCTAGGTCTGATGTGATTGCACTTGGATAGTAAACAGCTACGTTGGTATTGCGTGTAACAAGACCGTCTTCGCCGTTTACACCAGCATTGGTACCAGTTGCCCATGTCTCAACAGCTGAACCACGTCCGCTTAGACGCAATGGAGTATCACCGATAATAAACGCTGTTTCCTTGCGGTTCACGTTCAACTCGATCATCTCGTCGATTGTCTCTGGATAAGATGGGCAAGCAATTAAGCTGAAGCTTACTGTTTCATCAGCAAGTACTTCTTCACGAAGAGCTGCCTGCAAACGCTTGACAACCACACGACGCTGTGCTTTGCGCAACATGTAAGGTGCGCCAGCATTGAAGCCTGAATCGTAGTTGCCTGATTCTGTCTGCCAGTATGTGCCGTTGTATGTCTTGACGTTACCTGTTGAAACGATTGCGTTCCAGCACAGCATGCCAGTTGGGTAGAACAATGGATCTGGTGCATCAACGTCGATCAATGTTGCCGCGCCACCATCTGTGTCGTCATTGGCAGTTGTTGTCAAGTCAGCAAACACTACACCCATTGGTGTTGTTTGATCTGAATTGTCATGCAAGTCCCATGCGGCGCCATTGTATTCATAAATCTTTGGATAGTTTTCCATGTCTGAACTGTCAACCCAGATGTCGCCGACTGAAGGACCAGCAGGTGCATCGGTGTTGATGTATACATTGGCATTGTCGATTGGTTCCCAACCCAGTGCGCTCTTGCGATACAAGTCAACTGTTAGTTCGTCGTTGTACCACAATGTGCCTACTGCTGGATCACCAGCTGGCTCATTGGCATTGGCTTCGTATGTAAGATCTTCCCAACCTGAGGATGTGTAGATGCGCAACTTGAAGGCTGCTGAACCTGTTGTGGTCTTAGCATACACGCGGTTGATAACATTCTGACCGTTAGTGTTAGCTGTTGAATCATCTGGGTAAGCTAATATAGCAGTCTGTGCATTCACCCATGTACCTACCACTTGACCATTTGCAATAACATACTTCTTCAATGCTGGCAAGAAACCATTGTTTGGAGAAGTTGTCTTGAACCATAGATCGCCTGCGGCTGATGCATTTGGAATGCTATAGTGTGGGGCAATGTTTACCAGTGTTGTAACTGCGGCCCATGAACCTGCGGTTTTCTTGTAGATCTGATTTACGTTGGTCTGTGTTACCCAAGCATAATCACCATTTGATCCATATGTGGATGCTGGTGCGCTGCCTGTTAGATTAGCAGTAGCTGGTAGCAGAAGAGTAACTGGTGACCAGTTGTCATAAGCATCGCCTGCGGCAGCTGATTTGAAAAGACCAAAACGTGCGGCAGATATATCCATCCAGTAAGTGCCAGCGGCTGGCTGCGATGTTGGTTCTACTGCGGATGGCTCTAGCTGTGCTAGGTCAACATCAGCACGGATAACGTATGCACGGTTAGCAAGACCCAAGAAGCTGTAGGCTGCATAGAGTCCGTATTCGTTTGTTTCGTATCCATGTACTGGTGTACCATCAACGATCTTGAACTGTGGCTTGCCGTATCGGATCAAAAGATCGCGTTGGCTAGTTAACAATTCCAAGACATTTGATTGTGATGTACTTGATGCAATCGTGGATCCGTCCACGCTGTATTTGTTTGCCTCTGTAGCAATCGCTATCAGTGGTACTGTGCCGTTTCCGGCTGAAACGTAGATGCTTTCGTCAATGACGCTAATCGCTACGCCTGGTGAAGTTAAAGTTGCCATGTTCAAATCTCCTGAGTATTGGCTTTTCAGCTGTATCTATTTAGCTGAGGCTCAGGAAAATGGGTGGTATTTACCAGGAACTGTAGATTTCGTTATCCAGCATGCGCATCATAACACGGCATTAAGCTGATTGTATAGTTCGTCAAAAGATTGATTGTTGTCTACTATATAGTCAAAATTGGTTCCAACCCAGGCAGTTTCGCTAGCATGTATGCCTTCTTGTGCTAGGAATCGTTGTGCAGACTCACTGCCTTTGTTTGCTTGCACAGCAACATCATGCCAATGCGGTAAAATGCCACGCTGTACCCAGATGACTTTGCCGCCTGCTGACTTGATGGCTTTGATTTCGTTTGGAAATCTGCAATCTGAGATAACAATGTTGTCTTGGCTGGTGCGCAGTTTGTTTTCTACGCTGGCAATCCAAATGTCGTTGTGGAAGCCTTTGCGGCACACTTCTGTACCCCATAGCTGTAGCACAAGACGAGGAGTTAGGTTGGGCATTTCAAGCCGCTCTGCCCACCACGGATCAATTTGTTCTCGCCATTCACGTGCGTGTTTGGTGCGACCTTCAAGCATTTCTCGGTCCCAACCAAACACAGCGGCAACGGCATCTTTGAGGGTGGCAGCAAATGAGTCTCTTCGAAACCCGTGGATGTTAACTAGATAATCTGCGGCTGTGTCTTTGCCGGAACCAATGAAACCGCAGATGCCAATAAGTTTTGTCATACTGCTACTATAGCAGGATCAACGATCAAGGTCAACCTATAACAATACCAAGTGGCTTTCCGCCTTCTTCGTAGAGTCCAATAGATAATTCTAGTTTTTCTAGATCGGCTTGTGCTTCAACTTTGAGGTTTTCACCATTCAGACTTGATCCGCCTTGCGGACCAGCAATTTGTGCAAACTTGCTACGTGCTTCACCCAACATCATTTTGGAATGTGCTGTGGAATAGTCTTTGATCCATGATCCAGCATATATGTCATTGAACAACGAAACATCCGGACGGAACATGTAGGCTTGCACGATGATCGAATCATTCTCCGACTTGATGTTGCGATGCAACCTAAGTGTCTTGGTTTGTTCTACCCAGTCAAATATGATTTCCTGACCAAACATCCTACCAAGCAATTCACGATACTGAGAATAAATTTCGTAGTTTACCAACGACCCAGAGCCTGTGCTTTGCAGTAGGTATGCATTGATGTATGCGGCACCAAATGGTTCAAAGGAAACACCAGATGATACACCACCTGCGCCACTGCGGAAAAGATAGCGTACTTGTATGACTTCTTGGGGCAGGATATAAGTGTCCTGCTGAGGCTGTAAATTGAGAACTAGGTAGCCTTCTTCTACAGAATTAGAACTGCGCTGACGATACTTGCTTATGGCACGATTGATTGCAATGTCGTAGTGATCTCGGTCCAGTTCGACGTCAACCATACCGCCACCCAAACGTAGCTCAATTTCGCGGATTATATCGTTTCTTGTTGTCATAGAAAAAGCCTCCGATAGTATTTAGCTACCGGAGGCTTGTGTGACAGCGATGGATTACTTGTATGCTCTCAGCAGTATGGTGTGCTCGTTGGTACGTCCGTTGAGCGCAATATCTGTGCTCTTGACTTTTTCCAACCACTTACGGGCCGCTGGCTTGCCCAGCGTAAGGAACTCTTTGAGCTGTACCTCTGGCTTGCGCAGGGTCTTCTGTCGGCTGTCTTTTGCACTGAACCCTAGCAAGCTGGCTCCTTTGACAGACAGCACTTTGCTGTAGTCGTCTGCCACATAGATACCAATCTTGCGTGTCTTCACATTGTACACCCAGATTTCAGTTGAACCAATCAGCTTAGTTGGATCAATACTGGCCAGTCCAGTTGCATCGTCCTTCTTGAGGAACTTGATACCTTTGACCTGCTTCTCAAGCGGAACTGGCTTGCGCTTGCGTGGCGCACGTTCTGCTTTCTTGACAGTGCCATAGCTGTTGGCGGCATCGATCACAGTGGTCCACATCTCGATTGTGCTCTTGATCTGCTTCTTGCTCAGATGCCTGTAGCCTTCAACCAACTGCTCTTCGTCATCTGATCGCTCAGACACTTTTTTAGAGATTGCTTCTTGTAGCTCAAGGTATTCCTCCAGCTTGGGTTCAGCCCACTTTAGCACATCACCCACTTGGTTCTGATGCAGGTTGAACTGCTTGAACAAGCCAAACACGTTTACCTTGCCAGTGTGTCCGTTTCCTACGAACTCATCAACCAAGCCTTCAGCTTCGCCCAGACACTCACCCAGCTTTTCTCGCATGCGCTCCTGGATGGTGGGCTGATAGGCTTTGGGCTTTTCCAGCTTCTCTTCTTTTTCGGCTTCGTCTGCAAGGAACTTCTTGTGCTCAATCTCAGCCAGCTTGATGGCTTTGGCGAGATAACGCAGGGTGCTGTAAGGCACGTGGCCGCCTCGCATGATAACCCGTGCAACCCAGCCTGCTGTACGACTAAGGCGCCAGTCCTGCATCTTCTTGTAACGCTCAATCAGGTGCTTGCGCTTGGGCATAGCGGCAATCAGCTGTTCTGTCCAGGCTCGAGCATCGGCACCTTCGCAGTTGTAGGAATACCAGTTGTAGATACGTGCCATTTCTATTGTTTCAAGCACACGGTCCTGTGGAGGCACAGGCTCCTCGCCCACATACTTGATCTCACCAACTGTGACCTTGACTGGCTTGAGCTTGAACACTTGCGTTAGAGGACGCAATGGCAAAGGAGTAGACGTATCAGCAAACACCACTTTGGGTGCAGGCGTAGCGATTCGTTTTGATTGCAGTCTTGCCATGTTGGCTCCTTATGTGTTCAATGTGTAATTATACGAGAGAACCAGTTTATGGTCAACCCCAGTCTTTGAAATCCCCGTTGCGCTCGTTTTCATCATAGCCAGCCATGTACTCGGCAATTTCGTCTGGTGTGAGATTTACGATACGATCGCCACGGCTTGTGCCTTCTGGATACCAGTGTGGTTCCGGAGCACGACGGTAGTAGCTGTCTGCTGATCCACGGTCATACAGTCCGCCATACCGGCTTCGATCAAACGGGCGGTCATCTTTGAAACCCAACGGAGTCATACCAGCCAAGGCTGGGACTTGTGGTGTCTTCATTATGCAACCTCCTTGAGGATGGCATCAAATTCAGCCTGCATGCTGTAGGGCAGGCCCAGCTCAAAGCAAATGTAAGAGCCGCCGTATGCACGGTCGTACTCAGTAAGGTTGAGGCTGTCAATGATCCAACGCACAGCCACTTCGCGGCTGGGCGCACCCAGTTCAATATTTTTAGCAACCTGCGACTCGAACTGAGCAACAGCCTCTGCCTCGCGGGCATTTTCTTCCTTGATGGAAGCGTCGAGCGCACGGAGTAACCCGTCCCAGATGGCCTGCTTCTCGTCCGTGGTGGACAAGTTCCAGTGATTCCAAAAGCCCTCACGGGGACGAAAGCCATATGCATCCTTGTGCAAATCGGACACAATGTCTGCATCAAATGTGTACTGGCTCATTGCTAGCTCCTTATCGTTCATCATACCCATATTATGCTACAAAACGGACGGGCCGTCAACCACTTTTTTCCACTTTTTTGGACTATTTTGCGGGTGTTGCAAGAATACAACACCCGCTAAGTTGTTGTTTTTATTGGATTTTTTGTGCTTTGGCAAATGCTTTGGTAGCAGAGCTCTCTACTAGCACTATATTTTGCATGCGCAAGTCTTGAAGAGCTTGCTTGATAGCTAATTTTACCTCTACGTCATCTAATACTGAGCGTGTGGTTAACACTTGCACAATTTTATTTGAAGTATTGTCTGTAACGAGCCCAATTTTAAGTTCAAAACGATCCGTATTTTTGCCGCTCCAAGTTTTAACTTGCTGTAGCTTTGCAATAGCTTGTGACATGTGTGACTCCTTAGTTGCCTAGTGTTTGTATTATGCACGAAACGAGCGTGGGCGTCAACCGTTTTTAGACACTTTTTGTGTTGTATTTTTGCAACAGGTCTCAGCTGGATGGCTGGCACCATAAATATACTGTGAGGAACCCATAATGCCACGTTTAAGCCTTTGGCGCAAAGATAAGACCAACGATTACAAGTTCATTGATCGCAACATCAAAGAACAGTTCATGATTGGCGGAACATCCATCCTGATCCACAAATACATTGGTCCTGACCCGCAAGGCGAAACAGGAGACCCAACACAGCCCAACTATCAAGCTGATGATGTGTTCAATGAAACAAAAATACAGGATCTGCTGTTCCTGGAAAATCGCGATCGCAAGTATGACAAAGACATCTACGATCTTCGCGGTGTGTACAATGTAGGCGACAACGACTTTGACCTAACACAGTTTGGATTGTTCATCAATACCGACGTGCTGTTTATCACGTTCCACTTGAATGACATGATTGAAAGATTGGGTCGCAAGATCATGGCAGGTGACGTGTTTGAAGTTCCGCATCAGCGTGACGATACGCTACTTGATCCCAATGCACCTGCTATCAACAAATGGTATGTGGTACAGGATGCCAGCAAGGCAGCAGAAGGCTACAGCCAAACATGGTGGCCACACCTATGGCGTGTCAAGGCTGCTCCGTTGACAGATGCACAAGAATACAAAGACATCCTTGGGCAAGCAACTGATCCAGACAGCCTTAAGAATCAAATCAGCACCTATGTCAAAGAGAAAGAAATTTCTGATGCCATTGTTGAAGCGGCAGCACAGGAAGTTCCAGATTTGTATCCAGATGTCAGTACCTTGTTCAATTACGACACACCACCTGATCCAAATGGTCCCACAGACGCAGCCGGGTTTGAAGAATACTACGGTGTACCTATTGCAAGTGGTGTGATATTTCCTGGTAATCCGCAACAGGGCGAAATGTTCATACGCACAGACTTCTTGCCAAATCGCTTGTTTGTGTATCGCGGCGGTCGTTGGGCAAGGCTGTACGACAACGTGTTCCCAAGCAGGACAGATGTTGTTGCACGTTCTGTCAACGCAGGTGGCTTTATCAACAATGACACACAAGGTGTCAATCTTGATGGGCAGGCTTATCCAACAAGACAACCAATCAGCGGTGTGGTTAAACCAAGGACAGACTTCTAATGAATTATTTCTACGATCGCCAAATACGTCGTTACCTGCAACAGTTCATGCGATTCTTTGCAGGCTTCAGTGTGAAGATGGGCAAGGATGCAAATGGATTAGACATATATCAAAAAGTTCCTGTGCGATATGGTGACATCAATCGTATGGCAGCGCACATCTTGAAGAACAACAGTGACAACACCATGAACACAGTTCCATTCATTGCTGTGTATATCACTGAACTGCTACCAGCACCGGAACGCAGGCTCAATCCCACGCATACCGACTCGGTACAAGTGTACGAAAAACAATACGATGCTGCCAGCGGTCAGTTTCTTGATCAGATGGGACAGACATATACCATCAAGCGTCATATGCCTGTACCGTATGATCTAAACGTACAGGTTGATATATGGACTTCAAATACTGATCAGAAGCTACAGTTGATGGAACAGATATTGGTACTGTTTAATCCGTCGCTGGACCTGCGCAACAACGACAACGTGTTTGACTGGAGCCGCATGAACTTTGTGGAACTGATCAATACTGTATGGAGTGTGCGTCAAGTTCCCAATGGCACAGATGATGTGCTTGATGTGGCCAGCATGATATTCAACTTGCCTATCTTTATCAATCCTCCTGCAATGGTACAACGCCAGCAGTTGATCTACAACGTGATCAACACGATCCGTGCAGGTGACCAGGATGAGCTTAATCAGTTACTGGATGATACCTACATCAGTGACGTGCAATCCAAGTGGCAAAGTGTCACTGATCCTGAACGTGCTGTGCGTCTAGCCAATGGCGAACTCACATTGCTCACGCGAGATCTAAAGACCACAGTAGGTGGTGACTTGTTGCTGTGGAACAAGTTCCTGGAGTCATATGGTGGCATACGCAATGGTATCAGCCAGATCCGTGTTAATAGGCAAGATCGTCCGGGTGTATGGGGTGGCGAATATGTTGGTGTGCTAACCGAACACCCAACTGATCCAAACAAACTGTTAGTTGACATTGATCACGACAGTTTGCCTGCAAACACAAAAACAGCAATCGACGGCGTGATAGACCCCACACGTGCGGCACCTGGTGCGGGTTTACCAGCGGCGGCAGTTGGTCAGCGATACATAGTTGTGTCATCACCTGCAGAAATTCCAGCATGGGGAGGCTTGGTAGCAAACCCCGAAGACATCATTGAATACAACGGTAGTGCATGGGTAATAAGTTTTGATGCGGCTGCTTCTACTGCAATCGAATATGTCTTAAATATTGCGAGCAATCAGCAATTAGCTTTCATGGATGGACAATGGATACTGAGCTACGAGGGGATATTTCAACCGGGATACTGGCGCCTGCTGGTGTAACCCGTGCCGCTGGCGGTTTGATCTATGCCTTAGACACACACAGATATTGCTGGCAGTTGCGTAGCACAGAAGAAAAGTGGAGCGGCACTTGGGGTCTATGGGGTGGCCGCAGTAATCCCAAAGAAAGTCCGCGAGATACGCTACTTAGAGAATGCCAAGAAGAAACAGGAATGACTGAGTGGAAGAAGATCGTACCGTTGCATAGATACGTTAGCAAAGACAAGAAATTTATCTATGATACATTTTGCTTGGTGGTGGAGAAAGAATTCCTGCCTGTGCTAGATCATGAAAGCGATGGCTATTGCTGGTTACCTCTGGGCATCCAACCAAAACCACTGCATCACAAAAGCAAACAACTGGTGCAGAATAGCAGTTTCATGAGCAAGTTGGTCAACATGGAGAAATGGTTAGATCAGCATGTCCAGTGAAGCAGAAATAATCATTTTTCCCAAGCCTGCCAAGATGCCAGTGACCAAGCGCGGTGTAGATTTATATCATTGCTGGGACAAAAGACTAGCCAATCCAAGATTGAAGAAAACATACAAAGACAGTATCAGCTGGATTGAGCGTTGGTATCTTGAAGCAAGACACTTGGCCAACAAAGAAGAATGGGATCATCCTATCATTAAGGCTGTGAGAGAAGATCGAGAATTTAATCGGCTGTTACGGTGGTGTTGCCTAGAGGATATCAAACTATTGCAGACGTTAGCTGAAAATCCCATCTACAGAGAAAGTAGTGCGTCACAGCGGCGCAGACTTATCATATGGCACAACAAGTTTGCCGCGCTTATACTAAATCAGGAAATAGACAATCGTTTATGAACCGGTGAACGGTTTCTTCGTCAAACCCTAGGCTCTGCATCACACGCGGCGTGTGTGGATTTTGACGTTGGTTGTTGCAGTAATAGTTCTGTGCTTCTAGTATTTCTTGAGGATCGCCTTTGCCATTGGTCTTGCCCACGTTCTCCAAGTACCAAGGTAGTGTGGTAGATACAATCTGCAATATCTGATCTATTTCTAACTCATCGCTGACATTGCCTGCGGCAATCATTCCTGGACTGAATATGCGACGAGCCCAGTCTGGAAGTTCACGTGCTTTGCGCCACTCAAACTGTTTGGCATAGTCCTGAAACCAAGACATCATTGGGTGTTCTTTATCACTACTGGCGCTGAAGTCATGAAAGCATCCGGTTATCTTGCGCTCGCCGCAGATGATATCAAATCCAAATATAGGACTGGGATCAATAATGTGTGGGAACACAGTGACATGCAACATGTAAAGACCCTTGGTCTTACGTGCATCTACTGCATCAAGATGTGCTCGCCTGAATGTAGGTGAACTCCACACATGATTTGGCCAATCAAACGTATGTCCTTCTTCAACCGGATAGCCTACTGCATTTAATTGTTGCTCAATGTTTGCCTGAAGCTCAAGCATGGTATCCCATACCTTGCTCATAGCATGATCTCTTCCATGGCTTGCATGGTCAAATCAAATCCAACATTGGCTTCATCTGCTAGAGCATCAGATACGTTGGCACGGATGATTGCTTCCAGCCCTGTTGCATCATCATAGTCCACATGATGCATGGACTGTTTGACCATCTTCTTCAGCATTTGTCCGCCACGCAGATCACCCAGGTAATGCACATAAACATGTGCCCAGGCCTGTTCATTAGTGATGTTTTCTATTCGTTTGATATAGTCTAGGGTGGATGTTAATCCAGTTGGTCCAGGACCTGTTGCAACGATATCATTGTCAAACTGCAAGGATCGATTGAATTCTGGATGAGACTCAGTTAGCCCTAGCTTGCGATCTAGCACAACCAATAAGTCGCGTTTCCACAGCAGATAATTTACCCACTGCTGAGCAGTGAGTTGATTGCGCATCATGGCGCTAACGAAGGCAGAGCGTTCTGCCTTGCGATGATTTTCTTGGGTGAGTTCTTTAAGTGTAGACATAATGTTAATTATGCCTACATCCTTTAGGCCTGTGCTTCTGACCAGCGTAGTAGCACGTGTACAGTCGATGAGCCTGTAATAGTACGAACATTGACACACAAGATATCCGAGCCATTAGGAAAAGCGCCTGTGCCGCCTAGCGGACTCGCAGTAAGTTCTTTCAATGGAGTCAAATCAAGTGTTTTTGTACCTGCACCATCTGCAATGAATGAAAACACAGTTTCCCCAGGTAGCGCATACTGCGGAGTTGAGTTCCATGTTGGGTTAGTAGTCGTGATCTGACATAAGCTAGGTAGGCCGCCTGCTGCCGATGGCGTCAATGGAAACCAAGTAACGCTTGCTGTGTTAGTTGGATAGTTGTAAGGATTCAATACAGCTTCAATAATCAACGGGTTCAATGAACCGCCAGTAACTTCAATGCCCGTCAGCAACAACTGAGAACGATTCAAAAGATCTCTTGACCCCAAGTCGCCAACAGTTGCGTTGCTTACGCTTGGTGCAAGTCGAATCATGAACACAGTTTGCGGGCTGGTTGTTGCTGAAATGCTAGTACGTGCATAGTTGAAAATGTATCCACGATCTTGATCATACAAACCGTCCATTATGATCGCACTACCCCAATGGCTTAGCGTAGGACTTGCTGTAGTAGATAACAGTATCACACCTGCGTTGGCTGCGTGTGTTGCGGCAGCGGCTGCTGTGAAGCTTCGTGTGGTACCACCAATATAGTGAGAATGCGTTGCGGCCCTGACACAACCTGTCAATGTGTTAGTAGACTTGCCGGTGTAGGTGATGATCTCGTTATCAATGTAGATGGTTCCATTTGGCGGAAACTTAGATGCATCAGTAAGGGTAAGCGTATTATCGCTGGCACCTATACCTGTAGCAAGTTTGTTGACGCCTGTGTCGTTGCTGATGCTGTAACGTGCTGGCAAGTTACCAGAACGCATGTATGCTTCGTTGTTGACGTTGTTGTTCTTGAAGCGATGTACGAAGATAAAGTTGCCGTCTGGACCACGTAGCATGAAATCAATGAAACCAGCACCATACCAGGTATACTGCATGCCCAACATCTGCATCTTGTTAAGGTCAATGCTGTATCCGCTTGGACCTGTACCGTCAATGGTATCAAGGTTAAACTGGCTTTGTGGTATGCGTGTGGTTGTTACAAGACAGGCACGTACACCAGCTACGTTGGCTACACCGCGGAAGTTAGGTGCTACTGTTAGTGCTGTCTGGCTGGTAATGCTGGTTACCTCGTGCGTCATTCCACGTATGACGATCTGATCGCCTACTTTCAGCTGATCCTGGAATCGAGTATTATTTCCGCCCAAGCTATTAGAACCAGCATTGATAGATACTTGTCCTGCTAGCTGAATGATCGAGTTACGCACACATACTGCTAGTTCTTGGCCATTGTATTCCCAGAAAATTCCGTTTTGATCATCAAACATGCCAAGACGTACTGCTGAACCCCACCAGCTTATCACGAATATCTTTGGTGAAACGGCCAGCGTACCAGTAGTATCCCCCAGGCCTGTCAATGCTAATACTGTAAAAGATGTATCATTAAGTATGCTAGCAACAGCATAGGTATTGTTATATCCGCTGGTTACAATGCCTTCAATCCTAACAACTGCACCTACTTGTAATCCATGGTCAACACCATCAGTTGTCACAGTTATAGTTGATCCAGCTGATGTGCCACTGGAAGTTATGCTTTGGATATCGTAGTTTGGTCGCATGACCGTACCAGTGTTAAAGAAGAAACCCTTACCTGACTGATAGCGGAAATATTTCTTGCTGGCACGTACAGCTTGTGTGCCGTATGTAGGACAGTTAGACCCAA